TAGAGCTCAACGACGTACTTGTAATGAGCGGGTCGGTTAATTTGCATTATCCCGTAATCGTGACCGTTCCAATACTTTGAGTATTCGTCGTACCCGTACCCCTCAGGCCCGATCGGTAGACAACGCGACTCGGACCAAGCCTCAGACAAAAGCTCAACAAGTAAGAACGGGTCAGCGGGCCACCCGCCCGCTACCGCCTCGTCAGCCCATTGCGCACACGGTGTGTCGGCGGGGACTAGTGCCGGCGCCGTTGTCGTTGTCGGGGTTTCGGTTGTTGTTGTTTCGAGTGCGATCGCGTCAGCGATTTCTTGCGGGGTTGCTACTTGTTGGATTGGCGGGTAGAGCTCTGCGGGTTGAAAGGTTGGGGCGGGGGTGCTGAGGTCTACGGGGTCGCCAGAAAAAGCGGTACCGAATAGAAAGCACAAGCCGTAGGTTGATATAGCTATAGCAAAAAAGCGTTTTAGGTTCATAGTGAAATCCATATCGTGAGGCGCTGACCGTGACAATGCTCGCCGCCGCGAGTGCTTTTGCGGGTGCGATCGGTAGGCATGATCTTGCCGGCGGTTGTGAATAGTTTTAAGCGTGAACCGAGCCCCTTGGTGACGGGGAAATCGGCGGGCAGTTTTGACCAAATGTCGTCGGCGGTCCATTCCGGGTAGAGGCGTATACAAACCTCTATGGCGCGGTCTACCGCTTGTACTTGTTGGTCGGTCCACTTGCGGGCGGACTCGGCCGAGCGTCTCATACCTTTCTCAAAAGGTGTCGGCTCGGGTGCGTCAAATAAAGACGGCTGAGTTGTCATAGTTACCCCTAACGGTCGGAAACGCCCGAGGGCGTCGTTGTTGGTTAGGTACGGTCTACCGACTCGCTCAAGGCTTGTCAAGCACCCGTCAACGGTTTGGCTTGTATCTGGCTGACAATTTGGTTGACCGCGTTTTGTATCGCCGGCACGTCATCGGCGAAATGGGGCGCCAGCTCTAGGTGAAACCAATCGCTTGACGGGTCACCGCCGCCCTCAATTACGCCTCGGTCATTATCAAGCCAAGCGGCCCGATCACATTTCCAAGTGCGACCGCCGCCCTTGCCCTTGGGGTACGAGTAATCGGTAAGCAGCTCTAAGCCGATGAGGTCGGCATTGGCTACGAGCAGGTCAATCCATTCGAGCGAATAGGTGCGGCTTGAGCCTTTGCCGTTGGGCATTTTTCGGTATGAGATATCGGCGGCGCGGCCTGTCGCGTGAACGCTCAAAGACCTTTTACCGCGCATAGGTCTAACAACTCGAGTGCCGTTATTCCAAAGCTTGCCGGCGCTCAAATACTCGATACAAGCAACCAAGTGCTCAAGGCCCGCTCGCTTGTTTTGTGAAACGCCGTCTTTATTCCCGGTATATGGTCTAGTGCTCATCGTCTGAGTTTCCTTTTTCCTTGTCTTTTAATCCGTTGCTTGCTAGTAAGCCCGTGAGCGCCCCGCTGAGTACGAGCAAGATACTTGAGAGGGCGCCCCAAGCGGCCTCGTCATTGGGGCTTACCTCGAGCGGTTGTACAACAAAAGTGACGCCGTAGATAATCGCCACTATTGAGAAAATGAATGTCAAAGACAAAGCAATACCAACTACCAAAATAAGGCGGGCTTTGATTTCTGAGTTTGTGTACCGTTTCACCGTATACACCTCGGCGCGGTCGGCTTACTATTACAAGTTTCGCGGGTGCGATCAGAGCAACCAGACGCCCAAAAGACGAGAGCGGCCGCGATGATGGCGACAAGTGCTAAAGCTTTCACGAGTTGCCCATTTCGGGTTGCTCGGGGTCGGGGTATTCCTCGCTGAGCTCACACGGTGTCTGGCATACCCCACAAAAAACAAGGTCGGGGGTGCCGGCAAAGAACTCGTCAACGCCGTTTTGGGGGCAAGTTTCGTTTTGACAAATACAAGTTTTCATGCGGCCTCATAAGTGAAAAGAATACGGATTTGGTCATTAAGTGCTAGAGCAATATTGGGGCTAAATCCCCAACCGGTAGCGGTTTGATAAAAGAATTGAACCGTCGTCGATGACGCGGTTATCGCGCTTACGTTATAGACAATCGCCGTTGAGGCGTCATATATAAACCCGGTGCCAACCAAACGTTGTGTACCAGACGCCGCAATCGGTAGACCTACGACAACGCCATTAGCGGCGGTACCCGCCGAAGTACAAGTAAGCAAAATATCACAAGTGACAATTTTTTGTATTCGGGCATATCTGGCGCTGTTGATTGTTTTTGTGACCGTGACCGATTGAGTCAGCGTCGGGGTGTAGCTTTCCCAAACGGCCCCTATTGAGTTCATTGTCGCGGCCTGTAGCACTTGGCCACTAACTAGCCCGCCGGTGTATTGAGTAGCGATGGCGTTGTCCTTTCTTAGTACCCGAGACGGTAGGTGTCGAGTTTGCCTTGTTCCGTCAATCCGAGCGTGAGTTGTGAGTAAATGGTAATCGGTGAAAAGTAAATGTCGTAGTAGGTCACGTCTGGTTCAATGGTGACGGTGTAACCCTCTACTTTGACTCGTTCGGTGACAAGGCCGACGATCGGTTTGTTGTATGTCAACGAGGTCATTGACACGGCGAGCGTTTCAATAGCAGAGTCAAAAGTGCTCATTGCCGTGTTGTTTTGGGCGAAGTCCGATATCCGGATTTGATAGGTCTGAATGTTGGTATCTGATAATACGGTTGCGAACCAATCGCCCAAAGCTTGTGCGGGTTGAGGGTCACCGATACCAAAAAACGGGTTGAACGGGTCGCCAGAGTTGAAAGTGTTGTTGAAATTGTCAAAGGTTGTGTTGTAGATACCGTAAGCGCTGACGCTCGTTGAGTTTTTATATGGCCCGGGGGCGGTGCCTAAATCTGTCCTTTGGTAACTGAGACTCACCGTATTTGCAAAAAGGTCACCAAAGTTTGACCGAGTCATTTGGTCCCAAACAAGCATTGAGGCGCTCGGCGCGTTCCCGAAAGTAAAGCCGGCGACGTTTCGGTAGATCATGTCTTGAGTCCAAGGGTAAAACCAGATTGTTGTCGGGTTGACGTATTGGGTATAGAAACCGCCGCCCTCGTTTTTTAGGACTATGTTGACGATTTCGGCGAGGCTTTTGTCGCCTTGTATGTCGTATTGCTGGTGATTTGTGTAATTCGTTGTTGGCGTTAGTAAATCGGGCGGGGGCGCGTATTGGCCGTAAATAAAAGCGTTGGTAAATACGTCGCTTAGTAATTGCATACCATTGTAATTTGAGAGCGGGGGCGTGTTACTACTACCTAAGGCTTTTGATAGTCGGCCCATGACGTCAGAAAAGACAAGGGTAGCCGTTGAGGTGTCAGCGTCAATGCCGTCGTTATAGCTGATTGACTCAAGCCAAAACGGGAACACTTTAGAGCTTGTGACGTGTTCAAATCGGCAGAGTTGACCGGGTGTCATTGAGTCAAATTGTCCGAGGTTATTACGGGCCGTGACGGTCGCGTAGTTAGTCGCAAAATCATCTAGGAATGATTGACGGCCAACATCAAAACTCGCGTTCAAGACAATTGAACTACGGTCGGTGCCGTTGATAATTACTTTCCACTCAGACCGCGCCATAACTCACCTTAGGTTTGCGGGCAAAGACCCATTTTGTCTGACGTATGTTTGTAGAGCTTTGACAACCGCTTGAGGGTCCGCGCTAGTGACCGTCACGTTAATTGTCGTATTCGAGTTGTAGTTCGTATTTACGCCGCCCTCTTTCGCGCTCAGAGCTCTGCCCGTAATCGGACCGCCAGATACAAACCCCGTCTCAATCTTGGCAAGGTCGGCAATAGTCCCGAGAATGTTTGTACGCAATGGCGAGCCCGGTTCAAGATCGCCAGATAAGAAAGTAAGCGCCTCACGCGTCGCTTTGACATTTTCAATAGAGCCCTCAGGACCCGCAAGCGCACCGTACGCCTTAGCCATATTGACAACCTCGCCGGCGGTCTCAAGCGTGATTTGTCGCATTTTGTCGGTGTCGCCTCTGGCGGCCGCGATCTTTTCGTCGTATCCCTCAATAGCGTCTTTGGTGTTTAAGAATTGCAACTCGAGATCGCGTTCTGTTTCAATCGCGTCGAGTTGTTTTTGTCGGCGTTCCTCAAGCGTTGTCGCGTTTTTTTCTAGTAATTCGGTGTTGTCCTCAACGGTTGTATTGAGACGGCCTAGGGCGGTTTCTGCGATTTGGTCTTGCTCGGTTGCTCGTTCTATACCGAGACGGCGTTTCTCAACCTCGGTAATAACTAGCTCAATATTTTTGAGGTAGTCAACATCTGTCGCGCTCAAATCATCGGTCTTGTCTTTATTTCTGATGAGCTCTTGGCCCATTGCTCGTAATTTGTCCTCAGTCCTCGTTGACCCCGTAGCAATATCTAAAACCGCGTCGGCGGCGTCTATGCCGGCGTCTTTCATATTGTCTAGCAACGGCGTTAAATCCTCGACAATGCCTCTGAACGCTTTAGCTTTGTCGCCCTCTCGGAAAGCCTCGGCAACATTTCTGAGTGACTCGGCGGTGTTGTCAATTGCTTTGTTGAGTTCCTCTTGTTTTTTAGCCTCTTTCTCAGCTTGGTTGCCCCACGCCTCGTTGGCGGCTTGGGCAAGTGTGAAACCGACGCCTAGCAAACCGAGAGCGGCGAGGCCCGTTCCGAGTTTGGTTGTGAGGTTGCCTACTTGTGTTTCGGTGAGCCCTAATTTTGTGCCAAAGCCCTCAGCCAGATCGCCGAGGCCCTCGAGTGTTTCGCCAAATCCAAAAAGTGAACCGATCGCACCGCTTGCCGGTCCGCCGATACCCTCGGTCAAATCCTTAAAAGCGTTAGTTGAAACGGGTATGCCTTGCTTGCCCGCTTTCGTGCTATTCGCGTCAACTTTGTCAAGCTTGTCGGCTACCTCTTGTAAAGCTCGCTGAGTTGCTGAGGTGTCTACCGAGACGCTAGAGCCGTCTATTTTTTCAATGGCTTGGTCTGAGTCGGTCGCCGTTTCCTCAAGGCCGAGCAAGTTTTTGACGGCGGCGCTTGTGTCTACGTTGAGTGTTATTTTCGGGTCTTGTGCCATTGCTCAACTTTTCAAAATCTCTTTGACCATGTACTTTTGCCACGCGTCGTTAACTACTTCATATTCTTTTTGACCTACCAACTTGAAAGCGTATTTTATAGCGCCCCTAGGTTTTATGCCTTTAACAAAGATCGGGCCTTTGACCGGGTGAGCGTACCCGGGGGCTTTCAAAGCCTTTTTGCCGTTGACGGTCTGGTATGCGCGATCAGCTCGTGTCGCTATTCGACGTTGACGCTTTCGTTGAGCCTCAAGTTGACCAAAAGCCGAGAGCTGAGCTTTACCGCCCGTAGAACGGCCTGACCCGTAGCCCTTGGGCATACCGATCAAATGGTCATAAGTTCCCCATTCACCGATCGCCCAAAGCTCACCCGGTTTAAGAAAAATCCAAAGGTTGAAACCGCCGCCCGTCGCGGTCGGTTGCTCATATTGGATTTCGTCATAGACGCGCACTTTGACGCCCTTGTTAGCAAAGGGTCTGAGGTCAGAACCAAAGACCGCGATACCCGCTTTGAGCGCCTCAGCTTTTAGAGTTTTCGCGATCGGTACCGCGAAAGCGGTAGCCGCGCTTTTGTCCTCAAACTTGGCGCCCTTAATGATATTGCCAATGCGTATCTTTAAGGGCGGCGTAGTCCAACCGCCGCGAACGGCGGTCACGGTCACGCCAAGGTCGGAACGCCAGAGATGGGCAGAGTCAACGAGAACTCGAGCACACCGTCGGCAGCACCGCCGGCGTCGGGAAACATCGGCACGCAATTACCCGAAAGCTTTTTAGTGCCGAGCGAAAGTTCAAAAGCGACGACGGTACCGGTCAACGCGGCCGCCCACAAAGCCTCAGAGAATGAGCCAGCCTTGCCCCAATCTTGATATGCGGTGATTGTCAGCTCATACGAGGCGGGCAATTGAGCGCTAACCGGTCCCGCCAATGTTTGAACGGTGACCGAGTTGTTGTTTGTGGCAATCGTTGCCGAGTTGCATTGGTCATCGTATGAGGTGCCGGCAATCTTGATAGTGATATCTTTGCCGGTAAAAATCTGAGTTGTCATTTGGTTGTTTCCTTATCTAATTACGGTGAGCTCAATGCTCAATCGGTAGGCGGGTATTTGGGCGTCGCCGTATTCGTAAACCATTGGTGAGCCAGACCCCACTAGCACACCGGGTAACGCGGCGATTATGTCGCAATCATCAAGCATGACCTTGACGGCCTCATAGTTGCCGGGGGGCGGCGCGAGGACCATACAAGGAATTGTGACAACGACAGATTTGGAATTGGGGACCGTGAAACTAGGCGCGTCAAGCAACACACACGGCGGGGTGACATTACGAGGGTCTTGAGTGACGTTGAGCCCCGCGTCGTCTAACGCGGTCGTCAACATATCCCAAGCGGCATTGAGAGCCCCGCTCATGCGAAACTCGGTCTTTCAACGCCTAGCAATTGTTTGACACGGCCCATAGTGCCAATTGGCGGGCTTATCGGCATTTCATTAAAACTCGCGTACGAGTCAACCGACGATCGTTCACGGTAGAGGGCGCCGGCATAGAGCACGACGGCCTCAAGTACGCGTGAGTTTGGTACGACGGTCGGTAAATCTAAATGATAGTTAGCGGCTTGACGACGGCCCCAACAAAACTCGTTAGCGGCGTCGGTGCAATAGTCAAGCCAATCGGCGTCACCAGCTACACCTAGAAAGGTTGTGACGTCGTCGGTGTCTGCCCATTCAACGATGACCGACGCTTGACCGTGTAGGTCTGTCGCGGTGTGAGTTTGGTTGCCTTGTGTGTATTCAACGGTGAGAGCGACGGGGTCCACGTCGGTGAGGTCGTGCGTACCGTCAAAGACACCGCACCCGGCAAACTTGACGCTATAGCCAACATAGAGGCCGTCAACATTGGCAAGGGTCAAAGTATGTACGCCCGAGACCGCGACGCCGTGAGTCACGAGTTTTTCGAGTGCCATACTTTGCCCTTTGCCTAGTTGCTTGCTATCAGTCGTTGACGATTGCGACGAGTTTGTTTTCGTCAATGACGTGCGAGGTCATGTAACCGCGCCATGCCAACTCGATTTCGGCCGTTGACGGCTTGTTGACGGCAATTGAGCCCTTGGTCTGTTCAAAGACTTCGACACCGCTTGCCGAGCCGACAATCAAGGTGCCAGCGCTGAAAGCGTTAGAGACAACGAGGGTCAAGCCTGCGGGGGTTCCGACGGTTGAGGCGGCCGACAATGAACCGAAAGCCGAGCTTGGGTTCAATGATGGGAACAAGAAATCGCCAGAGGTTGACTCGAGTACGGCGACGTCTTTGTAGCGGTCGGGGCTTGCGAACAAGTGAGTCGGCATATCGCCCGAGGCGCTGAAAATGTCGGTCGCGGCGGTGTAGATCGCACCGAGCACCTCTGCGGCGTCGGTCCAATCGGCTACGGGAACGCTTGAGCCGGTGCCGCCCTCAACGACGCCACAAACGACGCTTTCGGTCTGGCGGGCGTAAGCCTTGGCGAGTTGGTCAATGTACAGAGCGACGAGGTCAACGTCTGCCCAATCAATGGCCTGCTCTGATTCCACGATGAAACCGCCGTAGAGGACTTTTGTCAAAACGATGTCGGTTACTTCGAGCGGGGTTGAGCTGAACGCAACGCCCTCACCGGGTGCATTGACAGTTGGCCGTACGGTGATCTTTGGTCGGATAAATTGCTTACCGCTACCGCTAAGACCGCGAGTGCCGAGTGCGCTGATCACAGGTCGCATAGCTGACAGTCCGTCGTACACTTGGCCCGACACCGGCAAGGGCAACAAGCCCGGAATGTCGCCCGAGTTTCCTTGTGCGGCGCGTACGGTCGCGGTGTCGCCCGTGATAACGGCGCTTATGTATTCGGCAGCCGAAACCTTGCGGGCGCTCGGTGCCATTGTAAAGGTCGGGACCGTAGCGGCCTCAACGTTGATTTGTTCTAATTCCATTTCGTTTTCGCTTTCGCTAGTTGGTTCTTGGGGGGTTGTTTCTTGGTTTTCGTCGGTTTCGCCGTCAACCGTTTCGGGGTCAATTTCGGCGGCGGCGACTTTTTCAACGCGTGCCTCGGGGAACGCGCCAAAGGGCAACAATGAGAGCTCGCGCATAACGCCTTTACTCACTACAAGCACGTCACCGTCGTAGGTGAACTCTTGCACGTCAACGCCAACACTTACGGCGTCTAGCACCTTGTCTAGGGCGAGCTGTAACGCGATATCGCCCTCGGGAATGGCACTCACTTTTGCATCGAATAACATTGCCGTTTCGGTGCTGACCAGAGCGTTAACTAAGCCGATCGGGTTGGCCGTATTGTGATCGCGTAAAAGTTTCGGCGCGGGTCCGTCGGTTGGGATTGAGTCGCGTAGAAACTTGACAGGCCCGGTCGAGGCGTTGCCGACCGAGTCCCAAGGTACGGCAACGCCCGACAAGGTGCGGCCGGGTGTGTCGCCCTCGGCCGCTTTTATGATGTCAAAAGATTGTGAGAGTTCAATTTTCATACGTTCGCCTTTTGGGGTAGTTGTTCGGCGGGCGTTTCGGCGTTGTTATCTAGAGGATTGTCTAGCCAAGCCGACCGATCAAGACGGATTATTTGACCGCGCGGGGTGACGCGGTCGCTAGACAAAACTTGCTCAATGACCTCAATATAAGGCAGAGCGCCAAATATGATCGCGTCGCCTCTGGCTTGTACCGCGTTTTGGTAGGTCATGCCGGTACCCGTTGGCGCGCCGACGAGGTACGGGGGTGTATCCATGCAACGCGACAAAGCGAGGTCGGCATAGTTGCGGCCCTCGGTAAGTTGCATTTTTGAGGCGTCTACATCGGTTGGCACATAGTCAAGGTTTTCGGAAAGTATCGCCGTTGTGTTGGCTTGGCGGGCCTCTGACCAAGCGTCGGCCATGAGTTGTAAATCCTCTGAGCTCATTGGTTCACCGCCCGTAATCCGTAGATAGCCAGCGGGAACTTCGGTACAAGCGAAACGCTCAGCGGCGGTATCAAGACGCTCAGAAATGCGGACCGCTCGAGCGCCCGTTTCTAGGAAAGGGTCAAGCGATGAGAAAAACAAAATCACATCGTCTTTCGGTAGTGAGACGCCGTTGTATTGGATATCGGTTACACCGCCGACGGGGTAGTTACCGTAGGTCGCGGGTGAAACGATTTGAACACAAGCGGCGGGCAACCACTTAAACTCGGCAGGGAAACCCGTAGCGGCATAACGGCGGGTGACATACCAAGCGCCGAAACCGTAAAAGCGCATATCGTCGTAGAGCCAGCTGAGCATATGAGTACGGGTTGACTCGGGGTCGGGCCGTAGTTGCCAAGGCTCGGGCGGTAACGCGATTTCCTCAAGTTGTTCGCCATTCCATTGAGTGCCGTACCGACGGATTGGTAGCGACCCGATCAGCGACGCGTTAATGTCTCGCGATCTGGCGACGGTCGGTAGCCTCATGGCCCGATCGCGCCCGGTTCCGACGCCGTTTGCGATCGCGCCAAGGTTGCCAGATACGACAGTAGGCGAGCAAGTAGCTTGCACCTCTTGACGTCTCTTGAAAATGGCCATCGCCCGAGTCTCCCACAGTTTGCAAAAGATTTCTACTAGCGAAATCAGAGAGATTATTTTCGTCTAGAGGCAACAATCATCGGCTTACCGGGTGCGCGTTTCTGAGTACAAATAGCGGCCGCCCAAATCATGGCGCGAGTCAGCACGATAGGACCGGGCGACCGTTTCGTTGAGAGCGTCGTATTGTTCCCGCCGTTGGTCCGCACCGCTACCGCTCGAGCGACATGCTCGCTCAACATTTGCGCGCCGTCATGCCATAGCCGACCTTCTAAGATCATCGCTTTGACCGGCATAGTCCACTTGGTGACTTCACCGAAACCCGCGATTTGTGAGCGCCGGCGTAAGCTCTGCGGGATTGCTAACTCGAGCGACGCGCCGACTATGAGGGTGCAACCGCTCGGCAAAATCTGCTCTATGGTTTGCCACATTTCCTCGGCCGTTGACGCGACGAGAGCTTGCGAAACATAGACGCCGCCGTCGGGCAATTGGTAGCCGAATACCCCGCCGTACAAACCGCCGTCGGGGTCAACCTCTACCGCGAGAACTAGCGGGTCGGTCGGTTTCGGTCCGTCGTAAACTTGACGGCCCCAATAGCCAGACTGTAACCAACCCTCGGCGGTCGCGACCCACATATTCAAAGCGCCGCGCAACCAAGCGGTACGGTTGGCGGGGTCGCGGGCCTCTTCAATCAAAGTATCAAGGGTGATTGTATGACCGAGGGCGGGGTTTGCCATTTTCATAGTTTCAAGGCTCGCCGTATTCGCGTCGGGGCTCGGCGACCATTCCGCCATATGCAAAGTTGACGGTACGCCTTTGTCAATTGCTTTGAGTCCTTGAGTCCTATATCGCTGAAATAGTTTTGAGTCCTCGGTACCCGCCGTAGACCACATTGAGAGCAGAGGCGACCGTTGAGCTCGTTGCGCGGGCACCGCGCCGTCGGCAATGATTGACTCTTGAATTGACCAAATCTCGTCAGCGATAACCAAGGTAGGGCTACGGCCGTGAAAGCTTGACGGGCGCGCCGCCTGTACGCCCCAATATGAGCCATCGGGCAAAGTGAGACTCATACGGCCCGAGGACCAATACGCCTCGGCACCAAAGTTAGCCTCAAGTATCGGCGCCAGCTGATGAAACAACGCCTCAGCAAGATTGAGATTGTGGGCCGTTGAAATCACCGTAACTTTGCCGGCGCGGTGAACGGGCCAGACGGTGAGAGCCCAACCGATGAGCCCCAAGAGGCACGTCGTTTTGCCGTTCTGGCGGGCAACCGAAACAACCGAGGTACGGTGACAGAGGTCGCCGGCTTTGTGGCCGTCGCCGTCGGTCGGGAAATACTCAAGCATTTGATCGAGTGCGAGGCGTTGCCAAGGCATGAGCTCAAGGTCAAGGTTCTGGCGGGCCCACGCGGCAACCTCAGGGCCGTAGGTCTCTTGCCCCCAAGTTGGCGTGTTCAATCTTGGCAAGATCAACCCGGTCTCGTCGGTCTTTGCCTCGGCCAGCTCGGGCGCGTTCAATTCCGTTTCGTTTCGTTCCAAAGAGATTGCAAGC